TTGGTTGCACTATGGTAAGCAACCACGGCCGAGCGGCGCGGCCTAGCAAAAAGCGCTCCGGCTCCGGTCGGGGTCCGGTCGGGGTCCGGCTCCGGTCGGGGTCCGGTCTTTCTTCTCTCTGTCTACCTTCCTGTGTCCTAGAAAGTAGATCGTCCTTGATCATTTGCGATCTGATTATCAGTTATCGACTGTCAACCATCGACCATCGTTTATCGACCATCGATCATTAACGATCGTAATTGATCAAGCAGATTATCAAAGTCGCCCGACGGTCCAGAGAACAAGAGCGTTGGATTATCAATAATCGCCTCGTATCCAGCAGCGTAGAGTTCAAGCAACCCTGATCGTGGCCGATCAACCAAGTTGTAAACAGAACCTCCGTTCTGCAAATACGCTGTTTGCCACGCGATTTGATGTGGCGATAAGAGTTTCGGTAAATTCACTCTTAACTTGTTGTTGCAGATTTTCAGCTCAAGCCAGAACGCATGGCCGTTGATCACACCGTGCACATCTGGCACGCCTGGTGTCGCCCAGCTTTCCAGTCGTGTCCAATGGAACGGCTGCGCTGCGGCGCTCGCGCGGAGCCGATGCCACAGCTTGCTTTCAGGCTTAACAGGCATCTTTTGAACTTTGCTTTATAGAAGACGATAGCCTGGGTACAGGCTCATGTTTTTTTATAAAATCAAAATCGCCGCGCGGGCCAGAAAAAGTTTGTCTTTTGATATTGGATTGTCCATTGGTCCAATATCTGTGTTTTGTGGTATATCAACCACTTACATACCGTGATATCAAGATAGTGAGATATTGGGCTTGACGTGAAAAAATTTTTTTAACGTTAGAAGTCCGCTATCACATTCTATATAGTAAAGTTTAAAAAGCCCCCGCACCTTGTGAGCGCGGGGGCTGGTTGATTAGCGCGGCAACAGCCAGTAGGTCGTAATGAACTTACCGCCGTAGCAAACATCTTCATGCTCACTAACAATGCGGTATTCGCCCGCAGGCACGTTACCAAACGCTCTTACGTTGGTAATGCCGTGGTCTAGGAACTTAAACCCAACATGGTCGCACCGATCCGCCACGCTTGGGTCGTGGGTGTAATCAGTAACCAGCATTTGGCAGAGTGTGCGTGGTGGGTTGTGCCGTGCTAAGAATGCCACAGCCCCCGTAATGTGGTTCTCTTCTTGTTTGCTGTATTCTACCACTTGTGGGTGTTCACCCACGGCGGTGTACGGTTCTGCATATTCGTCGTCTTTTGGCACAAACAGCAGTGCGCCTGGAGTTTTTGCCAGCCCGTAGGCAAAGTCAACGCGATTGTTAATGGCCGCTGCAATATGAGTGTTGCTTGGCGCCATAAGGGTTTGTTCGCTGTAGGCGTAGGTAATGGTGTTTTGGTAGTGTTTTGCAAGATTGGTCATAATGACCTCCTTTTGATTTTGGTTACAAAAACGGGTTTGCCCCCGCACTATTAAAGTACGGGGGCAGATTGCAGACCCAAAGTGCTATTTGTTCAAGGGGCGATGGCCCAGTAAACGTAGCTGTGCCACTCACGGCCCATAGTTGGGTCTTGGTAGGTAGTTTGTTCTTCGTAGAAATGTTGACCTGTACCTTGGTGCACGCCCAGGTAATCTAGCGTGACTTCGTTTACAAGCTGTTCAGCGGGCTGGTTTGCCAAATCTGGGTGGCGCTCCAAGTGTTGCAGGTTTACAGAGTGGCTGTACCGGCGGGTAGGCGATTGCGGCGCAATAACATCTTGCCACACAAGCTGGCCCCAGTCACCCACAAGCGTGGTGTGTGCTGGCAGGCTGTTAGGATTGTACGGTACGCACCACTCATTTTGCGTGGGGTTGTTGTGGTCATAATCGGGCGCATAACACTGCATGCCGCCAGGCCCCCAAGGATAGTTGCAAGGTTCGTCGCCATCCCCAGAACAAAAGGCTGCATCTGGGAAGAACAGGGTTGTGCTTGGGCTACTGAACAGTAAAGCGTATGCTTTCTTTTGTTGGTTGCTTGCATCTAGCAAGGGCAGTAGCAAACGATGCCCCCAGCTTTGCCGCATGGCAGCAGCTTCTAGCTGGTGTGCTTTGTTGTAGAACGTAAGTGCTTGCATAACTTCCTCCTGTGAACAAGGGGCAGGCTGCCCCCATACAATGTAAATGTACGGGGGCAGATCACCGACCCAAACTGTTTACTGTTCAAGCGGAATTAGCCAGTAGCAAGTGCTGTATTGTTCAGGCCCGTCAGGCCACCAGTGGGTAGTTTGTTCATACGCCACATGCCGCACCGCAGTTGATTTATGTTGTTTGCTGCTGAACACTGGCGCATGGCCCGGAACGTGCCAGCAATGCCACCAAGCGAACGTTGTTGCATGAAAGTAACAAAGGCTGGCGTGTTGCTCAGCAGGTGGCACTGGCACCTGAACGTGGTGACTGTACGCCACCTGTTTGTCACGCCCATCAGCGTGGGCGCGTATAAAACCCCAGACTTCGTCGTTGGCGGCATACAAAAACGGTGAATCGGTGCCGAACGCTGGTGCATAGCCAGTCTCGTCAATAGAATCGTACCAAAGTTCGGTTTTGCTGCACAGGTGTTCGCGCATAAACGCTTGCTTCGCCTCCAGTGCCTTAGCCAAGTACTCGGTAGCGGGCGCGTTTACATATTCGGCTGTAAACCGCTTGTTGATTTCGGCGTTGTAATAATCAAGTGCTGTGTTAGTCATAATGACCTCCTTTGGGTTTGCATAAAGGGAACAAAATAGCCCCCATACAAATACTGTATGGGGGCTGATTGTAGCGGCCAAATACTTTGTGTTCGTTTAGCGTATGCTGACCGCGCCCCCATAGCTGGGAGTGTCAATGGTAGTTAGGCTACCCATCCAAATCGCATGCCATTTGCCCTTGTTAGGGTCGCTGGCATCTGGCCGCCACAGGTAGCAATATTCAATATCGCTGGCCAAGTTATCTTGCCAATCGTCCACGCTAGCGTGTGTGCGTGCTTGACTGTTGGGGTCGCCACGGTCGCGGCCAAATGCAACAGTTACGCGTGGTTCGCGGGCACCATCACTGTGTACGCCGGTCGGGTACAAGTGTTGGTCAAGCACAACAAGATCGCCCAGCGCAATAAGTTCAGCCACGCGGTCGGTTGTTTTGTAGTGTTTGGTGAGCATTGCGCCCACCCCACTCATATAACCATCAAAGTGGCAGTAAATCACCTGCACACGATCGTCAGGTAAAAGCTGTGCAATGTTACTGCGAGTTGCCATAGTAATCCTCCTATCGGTTAGGCATATTGCACCAATACAAAACAGTACAGCGGCAGATTATCGCCACCTACTGGTTTTGGTTCAGCAATAAATACTCAGGGTATAGTGTTTGGCGGAACTGCCGTGTGCGGCGATCAGCACAAGCAATCGGCATTTTGTGGATTTTGCGTAGCCTGTGAATGATCGTAGCTAGGTCTGCGTGATTGCCTACACCAAGCTGTTGAGCTTGAGGCAAGTTGATGGCGCGATGTTCACGCAAGTATGCGCCAACAGCAGCAGTCAAATTTTTGGGCATAATCTGGTCCATAACCAGCTCCTTAAAAAAGTGCCCCCGAGTAGGGGCTCGGGGGCAATGTACTGGGAGGCAACATACACAAGCTGACGGGAAGGCAGCTTGTTCATGGTTTGGACAGGCTTACTTTGCCACAACCAAACGAATAAAGCTAGTGCCCCATGTTGCGCTGCTACGTGATTGGCCACCGTTCAGCAACATCAAGGTCATGATGTTGTTTTTAGCACTCGTGCCACGCTTGGCCCCCGCTCGTAGTATAGTGCTTAGGCGGTTGTCACCGTTTACGCCATGCAAGTGGTCCATAAGGTCATGGTAACGTGTGCCTTTGTCGGTGTACGTTTTGTCGCGGAAAAACGGTACTGGCCGGTCAGTATCAAGGGCTACGTTAGGTAACGCCTCAACACGCACGTTTTGTGGTTGACCACCCGCATACGTGCGTATGAACTGCCGTATAGTTTCCCAGGTAATTTCACCACTTGGGTGCTTTTCAGCGCCAAAGGTTACCCCGCCTTGGTCACTTTGCAGTGTGGCCACTTGCTCTGTGGCTTTAGGCTTGGGTGATGCAGCAGGCTTTGCTTTAGCCTCCGGCTTTTTGGCAACAGGAATGTCAATAGTCTTGACATTTTTGTGCTGCTTTGCCCGACCTTTAACAATTTGGTCGGCAGTGGGTTTGCTCGGCAAACCAGTTTTTGAAACAAGTGCATGTACAGTCATTGGTAAACCCCTTTCTCCGGGTTGTTTGCAATGTGTGTAATATTACAGGCAAGAGGCCGAACACAAAATACTTTTTTGTCATTAGTGCAAAAAAGCCTAAATTTCTGCCCGTTCAACACAGATAATGTTTTTGACGGCGATTGCATCTGGGAACTCGGTGTGTGCAAACACCATCAGTGTGTCAAAGTTCTGGCTGACGTGTTTCCAGCAATGTCCTGGGTTCACAAATCGCAACGGCTTATCGTTCCACATAGTCACTTCTATTGAATCGTGGTACGGCGTGTCCATTGGATTCATCCAAAACATAACGATTGCGATGATGAAATATGTGTTCATCAGTCAAGCAAAATAACTAGGAGCAGTGCGAACACTGCCCCTAGCGTGGCATAGAGTATGAACATATACGCCTCCACTCAGTGCATCAGCAAATATGCAACGAACACAACAGCGGATAGGCCGACGCATGCAAACAGGAACACAATGCCCTCAAGCAACCATGTGAGAATACCCATCATGCTCTCCTTTTACGTGCTGTGCCACCAAGCATCGTGCGCACAATGTTTGTACGATTATCATACTGTATATACTCACCCAGCATGTTTTGGTTCGGCACGGTATGAATCAAGTGCAGCCGCATACTTTCATTACCATGTGGTGTGATAGTAAACATGGGCTGTTCTGCAAAGTCAGTGTTGTGGCCGCCTACGCGCACCACAAAACCGTCGCGCACGTACACACCGTCTTGGCTGCGCCACTTGTCTGCAATGTACAAGTCAGTAGCGCCATACATATTGTTACTAGTCCACATAAGCAACCTCCTAGCAAAAACGCTTACCCATAAAAGGTGCATTAGCAGAGGGCAAATACCTAGTAAAAATTACTCGCTTGTAAGCACTTTATAATCTGCTGTTATTTCCTTCAGTGCGGGGTAATCCTTTTGCATGTCTTGTATTGCCCGCATCACCTCTTCACGGTTCATTTGATCGATCTTGCCGTGCATGATTTCTTTACGGTCAATGTAGATACCAGCAGCTTGACCACGAAACTTTTCTGCATTGATAGCGGCCGCAAAGTTACCAGCTTGCATCGCCTCGTCTCGCAGCTCAGCTAGTTTGCGCACATGGTTTTCAAAGTTGACTTCGTACTTACGACCAAGCTCTTCTTTGATTTCACGTATGCGGCGCGTCACGTTAGGCCATCGCTTTGGGTTAAGCAGTTCGCTAGCTTTACTATGTGCGCTGCGATTACTGTAGCCAGCCTCAACCGCGCACTGACTTTGCGTCAAATCATCGCGGGTGGCGTACAGCATCGCAAACTTTTCTTGTATTTTAGTCAGCCCTTTCTCGCGCTTTGGATTCGCTACGACTTCAAGCTGTTTTTTGTGTGTGACTTTAGGTGCTACCATTACATCCAATTAGGGCGTGGCCGCCCCCATCTATAATGAACAATGCCTAGACTTTCCTTATATTTGTAATAATCGCGGTAAGCAACAATCAGGTCATCATTTTTGTACTCGTCAGGCATGCACTGTGGCACTGGCGTGAACAGATTTGTGGCAATACCGAACGGTATTTGCGCGAGTGGCAATAACAATCGTATGGAGGCGTGGGTTTTGCCACGCCTGAACTTGAACTCTTCATGCAAGTGATAGAACAGATGGTGCGTCCATACATAGTTTTCCTTGCTGGTGCGCACCCAGACTGTCATTGGGTGATTCATGTATGCTTTTTGATACAGCCGGCATGCATCAGCATAACCATTACCATCGGTCAGCCTGTGTGCTGTGCATAGCATCTGTGCTGTTTCCAACACCATTTTCACCACATGCTTATCACCGTGCATTTGTGCGGCACGCTGCGGGTCAGTATCAAGGTGAAATATATTCATAGCAGCCCCTTTCTACGGGAAGTCCCGACCCAAGCCAGAGCACACAGGGCGTTACCCTCTCCGGCTTGGGTCAGGCTGGTGTTGTATGATTAAGCTGTTATCAAAACACGCCATGCGCACGCAGCGTGCAGAGGTGCCAGCTTTGACCAGCGCACAGAAAGGAAGCAAATAGGGGGGCCTCTCTGCACTGGCATCATACCTGGTTAGGTGCCCTCACCAGTTACGGCACCCGTAAAGGAGGTCTGCACCTCTCCCCCAATACCTTGTATCATATCTACGATGACGAAAGGGTCACCAAACTCGCGCAATGCATCTGTGGCTTGGTACAATGCAGTTTCAGCTTGCACAATCGCAGACTGCTTACCGCGCATGTAAGCAAAGTCATCAGCCTCAAGCGCCATCAGGTTGCGCTTGGCTTCGTAATAACGCTGATAGCACTGCCACAAGTGCTCCTGGTTTACCGCAACGGCATCTTCAAAGCCCTGTTCCTGCGGCCACCGCGCTTCGGTGTACTCACGTGCAATTTGGTTGACTCGGTTGTAAACGCTCATCACAGCACCCGCCAAACTTTGACCGTGCCATCATCCTGCACACGGGTTGCGATACGTTTTTGCTGGTTATATGCAGCATTGCGTAAGCGCTCAGCTTCATGCCGGTTAGCAACGTACACTGTGTCGCCAATGGCCATATCGGTAATCAAAGTAGCCCACCGGCCTGGGGGCGAAGGTGCATCAGTAGGTTTGCCTTTGATAACATTATACAGCTTTTTGAACATGCGTAACCTCCATAACTTATATACGCATATTTACAAAGCCACCGCTGACTAGTTAAAACAAACCTTTTTTACTCACCAACCTGTTCTTATTGTCGTAAAACAATTTGAACAAATGACACGCCGTGCATCGCTTATTTCAAGGAAAAAATGTATTGAACCGCAGTTTTCCTCTGGGCAGCGTATCGCGGTCACTTCGTGGAACTGTTGCTCTTCTTTTTTGAGCGGAAACTGTATTACGTTATCGTTAGCCATTGTGCACCTCAAGCTATCAAAGCAGGTGTCCAAGGTTCATCTGCGAACGTTTGTTTTGCGTCGCCCCAGTTTGCACCGAACTCAGCATCCACTAAACTCGGTACAGTCAGTGATACGCATGTTTCCATAATTTCTTTGATGGCCCGCGCATCTTTTTCGCTGCATACAGAAACATCAAGTTCATCATGAACTTGGATCATTGGCAAGTAGCCATTGTCATATAAAGCGACCATCGCAGCTTTGGTTTGGTCTGCTGCGCTGCCTTGTATGAGTTTGTTCAGTGCCTTGTACGTGAACGCTCGCCGAATGCTAGGGCCATGCTCACTGAACGCGTCTTGGTATGTCATTGGCTTGTAAGTGCCATACTTACTTGGCTCCCACTTGTCAAAACGGCAGCGTCGGCCCAGCAGTGTGCGGATCACGCCTTTGGTAGCTGCGCGCTTGCTGGCGTACTCGCTGAGTTGATTGACAAAGGGCACTTTGTCGTGGTACTCCGTAAACAGCTTTTTACCTTCTTCCATCTCTAAGCCCAGACTAGTAGCTAGCTTACGAGTGCCCATGCCGTAGAACAAACCGAGGTTAATGTCCTTAGCTTGTTTACGCGGCACGCCTACGATGTCTGCGGCCATTTGGTGAAAGTCAGTGTGCACATCGCGGTTGTACTCATCAGCGAACGCTTGTGCGCCCCTGAACTCTAACAGGCTTGCGTAGTGCACAACTAGCCGTGGCTCTTGGCTGCTGTAGTCAAAAGCACCCCACAACGCATCCCGCTCAGGTAAGAACAAACTGCGGATCATAGGGCCAATCTGTGCATTACGTGCGGGCATTTGCTGTAAGTTCGGGCTGCTGTAGCTGAACCGGCCTGTGATTGTACCTGCATCATCACTGCGTAACTGGTGTAGCTCTGCGTGGATGCGGCCATTGTGGCTGTGCTTTAATATCGTATCAACGAATGTAGTACGAGCCTTATTCAGCTCGCGCGTTTCTACGATCAGTTTTGGTACTGTATGAGTATGGTTTTTCAGCCAAAACTTCGTAAAGCTCGGCGCATCTGTTTTTTCAGTGCGGGGGTAGGGTAAGTCAATCGCATCAAAGGCGTCAGCTATACTGGCGGCTGCCCAGATCTCTACATGCTTACCTGTTTCCTTGTGTAGCTGAGCGAGTAACTGCTGCTCTTGCTGGTGAAAGTAACCCTTGAGATACTCTGCCCGGTCAAGGTCAATGCGCACACCTTGCTGCCGCATGGGGATAACAGTAGCTAGTACCTTGTGCTCAAGGTCTACAACGTCAGCTATGTCCTCCTGCACAATAAGCGATTGGAAGTAGTTCCACAGGCGCAGTGTCAATGCTGCATCTTGCTCAGCGTATGCGCCAACAAAACTGGCTGGCAGTTTGAACATCTCGCTTTTGGCATCAACGCCAAACTCAGCGGCAGCTTCGCGTAGGTCTTTCTCAGACTTGATGTCTGCTAGGTAATCACGGCTGAGATTGTTCAGCGAGTAACTGAACCTGTTTTCATCAAGCAGCGGTGCCACTACCATCGTATCACGTATTTGGCCACGCACCTTCACGCTTTCAGCAAGTAGCCAGCCCACATCGTATTGTGCGTTGTGGAAGATGAGCTGTTTGGCAGGGTCGCCAGTTATACTTGCCACCCAGCGTAATGTGCGGCGCGGATCAAGGTTTGGACCGATCTCATGCCGGATGGGGAAGTACCACTGATTATCAGCTACCGCCACCGCAATACCGATGATAAAGCCGTCTTGTCGTGCCCAGCCGCTACCTAACTCACGCAGGTTTGGGTCACGTGTTTCAAGGTCAATAGCTACAGTATCGTAAGCACGTAAGTCAGGATACTCGGTGGGTGCTACCCACTCTGTTTTTGGCGCGAAGAATGTCATTTGCCCTGGGCTTTTATTCATACTTACGCACCCTCATCAATTTACGGCAGGAGCACCTTGGCCATTTGTTTTTCAGCACACGAGCAACAATCAGCCTTTGTTCTTTGCAAACAGAACACACAGCTAACAAAGGTGTTTCCAAGCTATTACGCTCAGGTATCTTCGTTTGGGTCAATAGGCTCTTTGTTAATTTCATGGTTGTCCACTTGGCCGTTAAGCTGGCACCAGGCCTCTACCAAAAACAGGTATCGGCGTAGGTCGCGTATATCATCAATGATGCCTTCCTGCCGCTGGTCTTGGGCTACAGCTTTGAACACATCATAACCGTGCTGCTCAACTTGTAGCTCTAGCCTATCCCACTTGCGGGCCAGCATCATGTATGCGCCAACACCGCCACGCTTACGCCAGCTATCACCATAGCTAGCTTCTGCACGGTGCAAACTCTGTGTATCTTCCTGGGCAAGTTGTAGAACCTCAAGCGTGGTATCACTAAGCACTCTTTTCATTTGCGTCCACCCAATAACTGTTGCAATCCTCGGCTTTTACAAAAGTGTAGCCCGCTTGTTCCAACGCTGCATATTTTTGTAGTCGCACTTCGTTTTGCCTTTCTTCAAAGGCTTTAGTGCCTTTGCCCCTTGGAGCCACAAAATCTTCTGTGATGATTTCTACAGGGCGCACAGCAAAATCATAACCACACAAAATGTTTGCGTCGTTGCCCTCTGTGTCGATTTTGAGAATGTCAATGCGGGTAACTTCATTTTCGGCAAACAGTGTGTTCAAAGTTTTGATGTCCACCGTTTGATACTCATCTGTTAAGTGCTGTGCGATATAGTATTCCTCTGCAACAAGAGAAGAACGCATGCATTTTTCTTTTTGTGCAGGCGACCTACGATCAAAAAACCCATATTTGCCCATGTACAATCGGCCTACTTTGTCCTCTGTGTCAATGGCACACCGAACATATTTGTAGTCAGTGCCTTGCAGGCTTTTGTGAATCTCATCTTGCATGTGCATGTTTGGCTCAACCATCAAGCCAAACCATTGCTCTTTTTTGCGGTGCAACAGCTTGTGCGCTAGCGATTGTGTGCGCGCGTTGAAGCAGCCAATATCAACTATTACTTTTTTGTTTTGCTCCGGCACAGCCAAACTCCTCCTCTGGTGCTAACACCTTAAACCCTGCTTTTGTGACTCTGCGGTTAAGCCACTCGTGACATGCACGCCGCCAATCAGGCGCTTCAATCGTTTGCACGATGTCTTGCGCGTGGAGTATGTACGGCACCTCTTCTGAAAGTTTGTACCGCTTCCACTCAAGGTATGCTTCTGCAACGGGCACGGCTACGTCACGGAAAAAACTGTTTTTAGTCGTGCGTAGTTGATCTGGTAGCGTGCTTGAGTGCACATAATTTTGGCCTGTGTACTCAATAAACATTTGTAGGTCGCTATCAAACTTTTCAGTGTCGTGCACCAAATCTGCTAGGGGATACAGCCCATCGGTCGGGGGCAAAAGGTAAGGGTCGTAGTCAGGCTGCATACCATCTAGCTTACCAAGTGTTTCAAGGTAAGCATGAAAGTTATTGCTGAACTGTGTGTAGGTGCCGACTTTGCAGCCCACATGCGCCGCAACGTACTCTTGCAGGTAACTCATATGCACTGCATTCGCACCCAGCGCACCCCAAATCATATCATTACTGCGGTTGCACACTGTCATGTGGAGCCGCTCTAGGCTGTCAATGCGGAAGTAGATGTGCGTGTTGCATGGCAGATCGACGTTTTTGTTACTGCGCACTAAATCATCACGCGGATCCCACATACCTAGCACTGCCCTGCGATCGTTTGGGTAGCAGCTCAGCCGGTGAATCACTGTTTCAAGCTGGTCGTCAAAAAAGTGTTTGCGCCAACGATAGCCATACGCACCGTGGAAAGTTTTGCCGTTATCGCTGTACACAGACATGCGGTTGTTGAACCGTTGTATCCATTCAACATCGTTGCGGCCAGCTAGCATCCACATACTTTCCAGCAAGTGGAAGAATGGGTTTGCGTCACGCTCAGGGTAAAACAGCACCCGCTCACGGGGCAGTTCGTAGGTGATTGCTATTGGGTAGGGGAACTCCAGCGCAGGGCCATTGCGTGTATCTTGCTGCACGCCATGCTCCCGTATTGCCTGGTTGACCACATACAATGCCTCGCTGACATTGCGCACATTAAAAGCTCGCATGCTTTTGCCTCCTCGCTGGTTCAAGCTCTTCCATAGCTTGTATCAGGGCGCTGTCCAAACCTTCGCGCTCTTTAATAGCGTTTTGCACCCACATACTCTTTTGCTGTGCTTGCCACTCCTCTGGCACAGGCATACCTGCTCGTTGTATGCCTTCCAAAGATGTAACTGTCCACTCTGCCGGCACCACGTAACCAGCTTGTGTGAGTGTATGCACAGCCGCTTCGTCCACGTACATAAACAGGCCCACACTCAACGCTTCGTAAAAGCGGTTTGCAGGACTGGTGTAAACGTAGTGGCTTGTTTCATCTTCCAGGTACACCGTTGCACCATAAGCAGCTAACTCACCCAGGTCTTTGAACGGTTTGCAAAAGCTCACATGGTCAGGTGTGTATGGTCTCTGTGGGTGTGTAAGCACACAGTCACCTGCGGCCTCAAGGAACTTGCGCTGCACTTTGCCGGCGCAGCTTATAACCACCGGCCCACGTTTAACGCTGTCGCCGCCCAGCAGCAGCCTTCTGAAAGCGCCTAACCTACCGGGCCGGCATGCCCCCCAATAAAACAACACCGCCGGTTGTGCCCCCCTTAAAAGGGCTTTAGGCACAGCTTCGTTAAATGTAAGGGCGTTCCAATTTATATACCTGTCCCCAGGCTTACAGCAGTAGTCAGGCACCGTGCTCCACAGGTAGATGTCGCCCGTGGTAAAGGGGAAGTCGTGGCTCCAGCCACGTTCGTCCCGCACTACCTTTTGCACTTGGCTGATTGGGTGAACGTTATAATCGTTCTGCACATATATCAGTTTGTCACAACCCCGCGCTTGTTGGGCTAGCTCAAGCCGCAACTCTGGCGGAGCAAACGCACCCATGCTGTTTACATAGATGATGTTTTTGTACTGCTTCTGCCATAGACCAGGTTGATCTACCAAGGGCAGGTCAAACATGGTGGCAATGTATTTGGCGATGCGCGCGCTGGCGATAGTAGTCTGCGCAGCGCACTTCGTCAGGTGCACTACTACAGTATCAGCCATTGTATTCCCACGCCCCCTCGCCACGGTTGACGGTGCCTTCTTCTACAGGCCAGCTCAGCCCCCACATATAATCAACCTTACTACGGGGCCTGCCTTGGTCTTGGTATACACGCATCCACTTATCCCACTCACACAGGCTATGCTCAATGCAGCGCATGTCAACTTCGTTCATTGGGATGTGTGCACCTAAGTGCTGTGGAGCGTACTCGTCAAGCAGATCACGCATCTCATCATTCCAGTTTATGCCACTGGCGTTGAGTGGGCGGTTGCTCAAACGGTTCAGGCCACGCTTTGCTCCTGGGCCGGCGTTTGCCCAACGGAGTACATCAAGCGCCAGCGACAACACAGGCATATGGTTGAGGTCTGTCACAACCTCGTAAGCCATAAAGCCACCGCCACCCCAGCCACGATACTTACTCAGCTCGTTGTGGAACACTTGCAGGTATGGGTCGCTATGGGCAAGGTCTGCCAAATCTTCCTTAGCTTCCCAAATGGGCGCAAGGAAGTGGTCAACAACTACTTCTTCTTTTGGTAAGTTTAGTCCTTGGTTCGTTATGATGTATGCCCCTGTGAACACTTTTTGCTTTTTGTCTAAACGTTCACGGGCAACACTTTTCAAAAGCCCTGGGTTCCACTCCTCTTGCCAGCCCACTGAGGCAGCATATTCAGGCGTACCAAACATGCGGAATAAGCAGGTGTTGAAAATTTGTAGGCCCCAGGACTTATTATTGTTCGGCTGCGTCCAGTGGCGGCGCATCCATATAGTTACCCTATCGTTTTCGCGGAACGGGTTTGTGAACTTGTACGCGCGCATAATCTCATCGTCAGTCCAAGGTGCTGGCTGACCAGCTAACCTTTTGAGATAGATGTTATGGCGCTCGTTGATCCAGTAGAAAAATAATTCTACGTTCTCCTGGTCAAACTGCATGTTTTACTCCTGTGGTGGCATTTCCAAACGGATGACACCTTTTTTCACCGCTAACCAAATATCAGCAGACGAGCCCGCACTAGGTAACTCAGCAAGGCGATCAAGTGCCTCGCCTACGGTGCGGCTCTGCATTACCACCAACATATTCCGTGCGCGCTTGGTTTCTTTGCGAACGCCTTGCGGCTCATCGGCAATATTAATGATCAGCTGATTTTTGTTGATGCGTGGTTTTTTTGGCGCTGCTTTTTTCGGTTCGGCAGCGGGCGCAGCGTCAAGCTGCTCTTCAATGCTCGTAGCGTAAGGTACTGTTTCTTCGGTGCTCATCGGTAACTCCAAAAGTTCAGAGGATGTTCTTTTATGGTTTAAGAACATCCTCCAAACAAGTGTTGTTTTGTCGTTAAGCAGCCTTAGCCATATCTACTGCTAGGCTCAGGGCCTTGCGTTTTGTGCTGGCAGCACTGCCGAGCCATGCGCTGTACAATCCGTTGCCAGCTTGGCGGCTTTGCTTCTGGTGGTCAAGCACATATGTCACACCGTTCAGTGCACCCCACCACGTACCCTTGGCTGATTGCAGGTCAGCACCAGGGCTAGTTTCAATGGCCTCACGCACGGCCAGGGCAGTACGCTTGAACTCATCGCGGGTGAACGGCACCTCATCATTGCTGACCAGCAGGTTGGGCTGGAACAACTGTGCAACGTAGCGGTCAACAAGGTCATCCTTGGCAGCAGTAGTAGCAAGGAAGTCGACCTTTTCCTGGAAGTCTTGCAGCCCTGCATTGCTCAGGCCCAAGGCTTCCTCAGCAGCCGCCTGTACTTGCTCATCAAACATTTGGATGTGCAGTACGCGGAACCTGCTACCACCCTGACCAAGCGCAAGCGTCAAAGTGTTGTTACAAACAACCCGGATAGGCGTAAGCATAATGGTCATAGCCTTACCTACCTGATGGCTGTTGTTCAGCAACAAGTAACCACCAATTTGGTCCTCACTGCCGTTTACCCGAAAGTCACTGTTTAGCTTGGCCAAGCACCAAATATCCTTGCCCTCACGTAAGCTGCCCGCTGTCTCCATGGACATATTGCCGGCATCAGTGAACTTTTTGAAGAACTGCATTACCTCATCGTTCTGAAAAGGTATGTAATCATTGCCGCACACACTCAGCCGGGTGTTGTCACTGTCACGCATAAGTACGTGGTCATCAGGCAAGTGTGTGAAGCTAGTTTCTTGGGTAGGGTCAAGCAAGTTCCAAACGTTTGGTGCGCTTGGCGTATATAATGGCCGCTTGCTAACGGTCCAGTTGAGCTGTGCTGCGATGAGCATCTCCTCGGGTGTCATATCGTGCTCGACTTTGGTCCCGAGTCCGTGCCAGGGCGTCTTCCCGGCGTAAGCCATTGTCTCTACCATGTGTGCCATTTTGTTTCTCCATAAAGCACTTAGTGTGTAGTAACCGAGTCATCAAACCAACTGTCATCCACGGGGTGCATGGCCGTCGGTAAATCTGCAAACTCGTCGTGAGAAAGTGGTAGCACTGCCGTTTGGCCGGAAGTGCTGATCATGAAGGTAACCATTACGCATTGCGCAATAGTGTCTTCATTGTATTTGTAAACAGGATACCAGGCCTCTGGCAGTGCCTCAACACTGCGCAGTTCCCAGTGGTCCCAGCCGTTGTCTCTGGCCTGTAAGTTCAAGGTACGCAATATGCCTTTAGTGGCATATGTAACCTCAATCTCTGAAGGCCCTGCTTCACTGTGCATGTAACAATCCTCCGTAATAGTTACAAACACACAGTAGCAAGCATGACCAAAGAACAAACTGGTTTTTACTCAATCCGACAAACTAAGCAGGGATGATGTATCCGTGGCCATGCATAGGATGTACAAGGTGCAATGATTGCTTTGCCCTAGTTAAGCCGACATAAAACACACGCGCTTCGTCATCCTGCTCTGCAGCAGTCCACCGGCTACGTGATCGCTTACTTATATCGGTCACCAAACACACGTTATCAGCTTGGGCACCTTTTGCCCTGTGAATGGTTGATATACGGATGCGGGGCTTACCTGTCAAGTTTTCACCTTTTTTCAAACAAGCTGCGATGTACCGCCGGTCGCGCTCGCTAACTAGGGCTAGTGCTTCGTGCCAAGGTGCTTTAGTCATCAAGCCAAAGTTATCCATCAAGTCTTGCAAACTGTACAAGCCGTCTTCTTCAATGTTCGGCAGCCCCTTGTAGCCGTAGGCGATCTGATCGTTTATGCGGAAGTATTTGTACACTTTGCGTATCTCAGCCACAGGTAAACGCGCACCCTCGCGCAACCGCTCCCACAAAGTGATTGCACGTATCACCTTACTGTCAGCGGTAGAGCTGCCCTCAAAGTCATACAAAAAGCCACGGCTGCGCACCTCTTCCTCAAGCTGGTTAGCGCCACGCACAGTGCGAGCTAGCAACAGCCAATCACCACTGGATAAGTCAACCTGCTCGCTGTGCCTGTACCAAAACAGAGTGCCATCTTCATCACGCGGCATGAACGTTTTATCCCTGCGCGAAAAGATGCGCTGTATCAACTTCTGGCTGACTTCATGGTGTGAACGTGGTATGCGGTACGACTGTGACAGCGTATGTACTTTGCCCGCAAGATTGATGAAGTGGTCAACATCAGCACCCGCCCATCGGTAGATAGCTTGGTCATCATCACCTGCGATATACACGCGCTGTGCGCGCTCGGCTATTTTGTGGACCATGCGCCACTGCAAACTAGATAAGTCTTGTGCTTCGTCAACAATTACAACGTCTAATCGGGGTGCGAACTCACTAGCTACAAAATGCTCGATCATGTCAGTGTAATCAAACATGGAATGGACTTTTTTGTAGTGGGCAAGCCCACGAGCAACATACTCAAGATTGCGCCACGTAATCAAATGCCGGGCTGGGCTGTCTTCATATACTTTGCGCAGTGGCTTTTGAATGATGCGCGCAATATTGATTAACTCAAGGTATTTATCGCCGTAGCCAAAATCTCTGAACGGGCCTGTTTCTGTATCATATCCAAAAAAGCTACCAATTTTCAGCCAGTTCGCTACTTCGTCAAAATGCTTACGGCCCATGATTTGGCTACGGATAATACCGATTTGTGTGTATGCAAGGCTGTGTAGAGTTCTAAAATACGGTAGGTCACTTGCAGAAAGGTTGAACCGCTCCATAGCGCGGTGCTTTGCCTCAAGGCTGGCACGCCGCGTGAACGCTAAGTAAGCGATACGATCTGGTGGCACACCATCTGCCAAACATTTTTCTACAATGCGTATGCTAGTTTCTGTTTTGCCCGTGCCTGGTGGGCCAAGGAATATTTCTATCATAGCACGTCTTTTTCAGCGGCGAGTGGTGGTAGGGCTAAGGGCTGCTCTTCACCTTCAAACATGCTTTGCGGTAACGACCATACATGCACGCCCTTATTGCGCACTCGCCAAAACGTTTTTTCAGCAGTCATGTCTTGTAGGCGCAACGTAATTTTGTTTGACCCGTATGAGGTGAAGTCGTTAGCTTGTAGATGCTTGCGCACATCTTTCACCTGGAAAAACACGCGGTCCTCCACCCATACGGATATGCCTTGCAGAATGTCGTCGCGGTCTGTACCACGCGCCCGCTCACAGCAAAATGAAAACAGTAAGTCTTCAAACTCACCTTCAAGCGTGGCATCAGGCGGCACCTCAACCACAGTAACGTTATCTAATAGTGTCTGTATTTTGGTCTGCCAAGCGCGTTGGTTTACCGTAACGGGAAACCTGTTAATCTGCGCAACGCACTCTTTTTGAAACTGCGTTTGTACCGTCAGGCCACTGGTAGTTAGCTCAAGCCGCTGGCCATCTACGTTCAGCAGCCATATGGGTGGATCACCATTTATTTTTGTTAAACTAGAAAGGTCGCTACTTATGCCTGTTGGTCCTACACCATACTTACGCTCACGGCATAAAACTTTATCACAGTGTGCATTTATAGGTTGGTCCTCACAACGGTAAAAATAATCTTTTTTACTAAGCTGTTTTATTATGGTGCCCACTTCATTGTGACCAAGGGGCGGGTTCAAATGTTCAATATTATATTTATGCACTAATGTTTCCCAGTTCTCTTCATCAAACATTCGTGCATATACGCCTAGATTAAACAGCGCATTATTGCGGCTGCCCTCGGTAAACCCGCGTGCGCATAAATGTTGAAGGCACGGTGGCCCTTGTTCAAGAACTTCAGTGGGTGCGTATCCGCCAAACAGTTCAGCTATGTTTAGAACATGAAATTGTTCAAAGTTCAAAGTACGTTCTTTAGAAACAGAGATAAATTCAGCCATATCCAAACTATTACCGGTAGTATCAAAAGCGTACCGTACGGTGCGCTCACCGGCTTGATACGGCATATTCAAAAAATTACCAACGTCGCCACGGTCAAGAAGTAATTGCTCTTGTTTTGGAAATATTTCGCTTTTTGCAAACCCTAATGTCGCGGCTAATTCTGTAAGTTTCCGCCGCATATCTGCAGCAGTCACTGGTTCACTACAAAACATCCATAAATGTGCGCCGCCAGACTTACTACGACCGACCACTACAGGTATTTGTTTTGTGGCTAACTCTTTAGCTAACTTCGGTAAGTCAACCGAATAATCATCAATATCAATAGCTCCCCAATAGCAGGTATTATCGGTACGGATAGGTATGATGGCCAGTCCCGTACCTCCTGCTAAGTGTTCCTTCCAATGTTCCACGGTAGCCGGCAGGCGAACAGCACTCGTTGTGCCTTGTTGTTTCACCCGCCCATTAGATTGCCCAATTACAAAAATGCCATGTGCAATCTCGCTACCTTGGAACAGTTCAAAGAACTGCTCCGCTATGTCCTGCATTAGAACGGTGCTTCTTCATCACCCGCAGGTGCCACCGTTTCTTTAGCTTGTACATCGCCCGCAGCACACGCTTTTTTGAAGTCAACGCACTGTAAGAACAACGCCTCATCAGCTTGGCCACCACCGGCAGCAAGCTGACGTTCATGGGCGATGTCCCACCCAAACCAGTCACCTTTGTCGTTTGACTCAGCAACAGTTTTAAGCCGGTACATTTGGCTGAAGCTAGGCAGATTGAACAACGTGCCATCCTTACGCTTGCCTTGGAAGCTGGCCTGTAAGGCAAGCCAACGCCGGGATTTTTTGAGCTGCGTGCTAGACATTGTGATGATGCACTTATGCAAAGCACCAGCATGTGGCATGATTACAAAAAACTGCGCAGTGTTCGTAAGCAAATTGCCGTTGGGCAAAATGTCCTCACCGCGGTCATTTTTTGTAGTGGTTTTTATGATAGCATCGTCTGGGCTGTGTGAACTTACGAAGCCGCCACCAGATGCACGCGGCTGCCACTCAATAAAGCGGCGGTTGAAGTAGCATGGCACAACAGATATACCTTGCTCACCATCGTACACTTCGTTGCTGACAGTGTTGAAAATCATGCCAGCCTCGGCACCATCAACATACGCACCATCACGCTTGTTCACTTGTGGGCTTAACTGTGCAAGTATGCGCAGAAACGGTATGGCAAGGTCGTCAGCAGTGACTTCTTCCATGCCCTCGCCAGCAAACGATTCAAAGGCGCTGGCGTCAAACGCGACGACCTCACCTTCGGACTTCTTTACAACGGCCATGTTATCCCTTCCTCAAGATAGTTGCCTTTTCCCCAATAAACACATTGAACAGGTCATGGGGCAGGTCTGCACCCTGTTCAACTTGCTCACGTACAAAAGCCTTCAAGGTCATAGGTTCAATCCACTTTTTAGTGCTGACCCTATGGCCTGTGCCCTCAAGCGAGTCTGCTAATGTAACAGCATCGTTCTCCTCACCCCGGCTGAAACTAGCCGTGACTTGGTTTTTGATCAGGTCGCCAAACCCGTTTTTGTTCAGCCAATCGTATGCTGTTTCCGTATTATCTTTGTTGATTGAAGCACCGTAGTACGGCTTGATAGATATCTTACTGCCATCGCGTAGTTCAACACTGCTCAACCCAATCTCCTGCATCGCGGCAGGTAATAAGTCTTCCTGTACAGAACGTAGCTCTTCCTTAAACTTTTTGAGCTTGCCTTCTGCAACAGTTATTTTGTCATGCAAGGCTAGTTGCCGCTGAGCCAGATTGCTCACTGTTTCAAGCTGCACATCCTGCATTTGAAACTCGTCATGTGCTAGCTCAAACATGTCTACTGAATCTTCTGTCATTTACTGTCCTCCACACAAGGCACGGTGCGTCCACAAATCTACCAACACGGGCTGGTAGGTTTGACTAAGGCGGTCCCACCGCAATAATCTAAACAAGCCACCCGTAGTATCGCTGACAACAGCGCATGCGATGCCAATCCAAACAGGGTCGCCTGCCAGAATCAAGTAGTCTCGATTTGTAAGAAAGTCATGCAAGGTTTCTTGCACAGTTTTGATATTCTGCTGCGTTACTGGTGAGTCGGGGGGCAGCAACGTTTCAACTTCACCAAACTGAAACGCATGTGAGATGTCTCTGCCACGCATTTCTTGGGTTATGTACACCGTCATGGCATGTTGCCTATGACAAGGTAACAACCGAACGCTAGTAACCAAATTGTGAAGTAAACTGTCGTAAGCATGGGGCCTCCTTTCTACGAGTGCGCTTACCGTATTACAGTATTGCGGCGCTGAGGTTATGCCGCAAATGGTATTTTGTCAATCAGACTAACCACTTTTTGTAACCCTCAGCCATCACCTCTGTGGCCAAGTTCAGCTTGCGCCGTAGGGCAAACAGTATCTTGCTGTCTACGCTTTGCGAAGTGACGATGTCAATATATGTCACCTTATTAGTTTGGCCGATGCGGTGCGCTCTGTCCTCTGATTGCAGGCGCACCTCAAGGTCAAAACCGTTGGAGTAGTAGATCACCGTTTTGGCTTCTGTCAGGGTCAAGCCATAACCGCCAGACCTCGGCTGCCCTACAAAAAAGCGTAGAGGATTTACCGGGTCTTGGAACTGTCTTACGATATCAGTGCGGTCTTCTGTTGACGTATCACCATAAAATAAGCGGTAACTTTTTTCTCCATACACTGCTTTAAGTTCAGCGGCTACTCGCTTCAAATCATGGGTAAAATTACACCAGATAATCATCTTGCCATCTGTTTCTTCAATAGCAGCCATCAAGGCTTTGATCTTGTTGGTAGGCAACTCTACAAGCACGCCCTCATCTGTTTTAACGTAGCCAGAACATATCTGTTGCATGCGCAGCATTTGTGACAGCACCGTGCTTGCTGTTACCTGGCCCTCTGCCAAGAACGCCATCGCAGCTTTTTTCATAGTGTTGTATGCTGCTTTTTGTTCTGGCGTAAACTCAACCTCACGCTGCACATACACCTTATCAGGTAAATCAAGGCACTCCTCTTTGCGTACCCGGTAGCTGAACGGTTGTATAATGCGGTTCAGCTCATCAAGGTTTTGGTAGCCCATCACTTGTTGAAAGCTGTGCGCGCCCAAGGTGCGTCGTTGCACTTTGGCGTATCTGTTCAAAAAGCCCCAGTAACTCGCTTGCTGCAAACAGCCACGTTCCAAAAACTCACACTGCGAAAACAAATCCAGCGGGCTTTGCGTGATAGGCGACCCCGTAAGTATGCGTTTATATTTTACAAACTTTGCAATCCGGGTCAGGGCCTTTGTGCGTGCCGCAGTCCGGCTTTTGATTGTTGTGCTCTCGTCAACAGCCAACAGCATGTCGGGGAAGGCTTTTACTACGCTGAACAAAAAATCAGCGCCACGCTTTGTGCTCAAGGCTTCTACGTTCATAAACAGTAGCTTCAACATGTCAGGCTGTGGGTTCATAAACTGTAACCGCGCGCCCTCAAAATGTGAGCTTTTGCTAGGGCTCCAGCACAGTACGTCTAGCGGAATGTCACTAGATAGGTGCTTCTCAAGCTCATTGTGAAACCAGTTCAGATAAACGCTTTTTGGTGCGATGATACAGGCACACGATATCTCGCCACGCTGACGCAGTATGCCGATGTTATCAAGCAGCACTTTACTTTTACCAGTGCCCATATCCATGAAATACGCGAAGAACTTTTTATTGTAGCCGCGCTCCAAGGCTTTACGCTGGTGCTCGTATGGCTCAGTTTTGAAGGTATATTTCATAGCTCATCAAGCCTTTTGTGAACATGCAAGCGTCAAGCGCCAATGCACTGCTGAACAGCAATACGCTCAGTAGGATTGCTTGCCAGTAAACCATGCTGCACCGTAGCTAGCCCGACTGTGCAGGAACACCGTTTTTTGTTCATTATACAGTTTTGCAAAAACTTTTACTATATAGATGAGATATCGGAGAAATTTGATGAGAAAATTTTATTTTCTCCAAAAATATTCCAATATCTCACTATCTCGCTATCACAAAAAGTCTGACTGGCCCGCGCGACGATTTTGATTTTTTTACAAAAGTGAAGGCCGGATCTCCGCTATCACTCTCTATATAGCAAACTAATTATTCAGCGGATTGTCCAAGGCTTTCTGCACTTTTTCATTCAGCCTTGTTTCATAATCTGCCATCTGTTTGTCGAAGTTTGCCTGGAGTTTATCCATTTGGCGATTGACGTTCTTCTGCAACCGATCCAGTGCTGTATCCACTTTGTTTCGCAGGGCAGTACCCTCTTTTTTGTTTTCCCTATCCAGAGTGCGGAAGTCCTCACGCAACCCACGGCGAGTGTTTGCAATACGTTCTTCTGTTTCGTGAAGCACGCCACGCATCTCTTTCTCAAAAGAGCGTAACACATCACGCATCTGGCGATCGAGGTTTGTCGTTTTTGTTTCTATTTTGTAGATGATATCTTGCTGTTGATTAATCTCAGCTTTCAAATCAGTTTTGATGTCACGCGCTACTTCTTCAGTAAGCCGCACAAGTTCAACTTGCTCATCTACTTTTGACTGCACCACGGCAAGGCGATTATCAAAACCAGAAAGGTCAGGCGCGACATAGTTTTCAATCATCTCGCGCATGTTCATATAATCTTTGTAGAACTCAAACGCGCCGTACAAGCCACCAGCCAGCGTTGACAGGCCCATGATAACAGCCACCATACGCCCGCCTTTGAACTTGATACCTGCAAACTCTAGCTCAGCCATCAACGTTTTCCTTCAACGCGGCCTGTGTATTGTTGCTGTTCTAGCTGGTTGAACTTAGCATCGTTCAGCAAGTATCTACTCACCCGCCTGTTATCTACTACCTCGCCACCCGGCATTTGTTGCTGATTATAAAACGGTTTGTCCTGTAGCTGCACACCCGTATAGTTTTTGAACCCTGGAACGTAACTCATCACTGCAATAACGTTTAGTTGGAGTTGTTTTTGTTGTTCCAATGCAGCACTCTCACCCATGCGCTCGGCAAGGTTTTGACTGCGCTTGGCAATCAGCTTACGAACTTTTTGCAACTTACGTTGCTCTTTTTTCTTGGGCTTTTCCTCAACCTTTTTCTCGGGCTGTTGATCTTTTCCTTCTGCCTCTTTTTGGTTTTCTACTTCATCTGTAGATTTGTCGCGATCTGGTTCGGCACCAACTTCCGGCTCATCACGGGCAGGGGCTGACACTTCCTCCTCTTCAAGCTCCTCTACAAGCTCCTGTTCTATCTCGGCAACAACCTGCTCCTGCTGTTCGGCCAGTGCCTCCTGGGTCTGCATACGGACCTCAGTCTGCAGTTCAAGGCGGCGCTCTAGTACAGCAACAGTTTGCACATCTACAACCGGCAGTTCGGGCACCACGGTAGTCACGTTAGGTAAACCTTCTACCTCGACCACAGCGGTTACATCCTCTGCTACGGATACAACTTGTGTGGCATCTTGCTGTGCATCGGGTACTACTTCCTCTGTAACTTCAACGGCAGGTTCTTCTTCCTCAACCGCTACCACCTCTTCCTCTTCTTCAAGCAGGGTTGCGGCAAGCGCATCTTGGTAGCCATCACACGTTGGGCTGAACAACGGGTCAACAGAACAGTTTTGGGCAATCACAGCTTCGGCATAGCCTGGGCAACCTGAGTCGTACAGCGCATCAAGGCTGCACTGCTGCGCATAGTAAGCCTCGGCATAACCGGGGCACCCGGTATCGTACAGGGCGTCAAGGCTGCACTGCTGGTCGTAATAAGCCTCGGCATAGCCTGGGCAGCCGCTATCATACAAGGCATTTTGGCTGCACTGCTGATTGTAGTAGGCTTGCTCGTACCCGGCGCATGAACTGCTGTACAGCGGGTCACTGTCACATGGGTCAGCAGGCTCCTGTGTGACCACATCACCACCGCCACCGCCACCGCCGCCTGTGTCTGTTGTGGTGTTGGTCAGCCCGGTTGTGCTGCCGTTCTGGTAACTATACTGCGTACCGTTTGGCGACCAGCCAGTGATGCGAGTATCCTCAAAAGCAGAGCCAAATACATACGGCTGCTCTGCTGTGCCGCTGCCGTGGTCAAACTGGTGTAACTGACCTTGTGTTACATCGCCCATAATTGCGATTGTATAGCTATGGTCTGTCAACTCCATATAGTCGTGGTGCATATCAAACGAGCCATCTGGCCGTATCTCCAGCCCTACACTGTTTGCATTGTTTGTGTCAAACTCATCCAAGCCCTTCCACATATATCGTTGAAACTGGTCGGAGCCTTGCGTATACAGTTTTGCTTTGCCGTCAGCTTGAATCAAGTCTGTCCAAAATACGGCGATTGCATAATTGTAAGTGTTTACAGTGATTGTTGCGCTTTGCAAATCAATCCCGTCACAGCACCAATGGAAGGTGGGCGTTGATACATCGGTGGCCGTAAAGCTGACTACACCGTTTGTATGCATGTGCGAGCGCGTAAACGTCTGCCCAAAAAAGGGGAAGTCAAACTGCAAATCAACGATAGCTGACTGATCATCAGCAATGGTCAATTCGTTGATTGTACCATCTGCGTCGCTGGTAACTTGTGCTCTGGCATCAAAGGAGTAGAAGCAACCCAAGAAGGCCCAGAGAACCCCAACCAAACATAGATTTTTCATTGGCTTCCTGCTGTTTACGGTCTGCATCTTCATCACGTTTTACAGGCACCATGTCGGGGTTTTGTTCCCACTCAGCTTGGGCAGGGGCACCGATTTTACCAAGGAACGGGCATGGTGTACCCGCCATTGTCATAGCATCGAACACGCGGCGGTCTTGGCAAAGCACGCTCACGGCAGCTACTTTCATACCCATATCGTACAGAGTTTTGCTAAGTTTTAGCCGTTCGCAGTTCGGGTCGCGTATTGTACTGCCTTTACTAAGGCCAAGAATCTGCGTCTGCACGGCGCTACTCGCGCCTGTTGTGCACAAATCCATATTGTTACTATTGATGCTAGGTGAAATAGCACTGGGCGGTGGATTGATGACTATTGTTTTGGTTTCAGCATCAGTGTTCACCTTACTATCGCTAGTAGATGTAGACTCAGAGGTCGACGTATTAGTGTTGTTATTAGTCGTTGTGACAGTCGTTTGCGTATTGCCTGCCAGCGGTAGTGTGAACAGAAATATAAACGCTAGCAGCAGTACAAGCCCTGCGCGTTTGATCATTCATCCTCACCAGTAGCCATCATACCAGCCAAACGTTCCGCACGCTGGCCTACCTGTTCAGCCCAACGGGAGTCAAGCATTTCTACACTTGCTTGCTCGTAATTACCATCAACCAGCGCAGCATGAAAGTTTTCAAACTTGTTCAGCGTGGGCCTACCCATATTGAACATCATATCTGCCAACACTCGCTGGCGCACTTCATCCAGTTCGCGCCAGCCATCCCACCAAACATCAAGTTCTGACATAACAGTGTGTATGTCGTTATCAAGCAGGTAATCAATCTCATCATCAGTCAGTCCAACATCATCAAGGTTACGCCCCACACCGATTGTAGTTTTGCCTACAGTATCAACGTAAGGCTTATGCTCCACGCCTTCGTGCAGGCGTAACTGTTCAATCAAACGCTGTTTATCCACGTGTGCCTCCAAACAAGTCCAAGCCGACTTGTTGTAGTTGTTGCACGGTTTCTGGTGCCGGCAGTGCAGCGATGCCGCGACCACCTGTGGCTGGGACCGCTGGTATGCCTAGCCCTGCCACCGGCGACGGTGTGGCT